AATCGCGAAGCGGAAGAAAATCGGCGAAACCTGCGCGACGTCATAGGCCGTGCCGGAGCCGCGCCCGAGGTCACCGCCGTCGGCATTGTACGAGCCGGCTTTGCCGCCGGGGTTGACCTGCAAAGGCAGGCGCATGTTGCGGCTGGAAACCTTCTCCACATCGCCGCGCTGCTGGATCATGGTGAGTAAAATGTCGTCACGCTCATAGAGCAGGGGCACTTTGTCGCGCACCTTCTCGAGCTGCAACGCGACGACGTTCGCGTTCGCTTGTGCTGGCATCTTTTGTTCTCCTTATAAGTGCTGCGTTCCACGATGCCGCAGCTTCGCGGCGAGGAATCGCGCGGGCGTCTCTTGAGAAGGCGCCGAAAATCAGTATTTGGTTTTCAGTTCTTAGTTCTTAGTAAGAACGAAGAAAAAACGCGCAGGCGTGTCTTTGAACTCTAGTCTTGAGACTGATTGCGCTATTTCAATTTGCGCATCGTGGTCCGCACTCACAGCTTAAAGCTTTGAACTCGGAACTCAGAACCTAGAGCTTTATAGATCGAGGATCTGTTCGTCGCTCAGCTTGCGGTAGTCTACGCGCCCGGATTGTGTCCGGGAGCCGTCCGTGCGAGTGGAGCGCGACGCTGTTGCGGGTTTGTTCGTGGCAAGATCGCGCGGAGGCTCGGCCGAGGCCGGTGTGAATTCCCTTGTCGATGATGCCGCTTCCGCCCTTGCAGATTGTCCGCGGTGCGCGGCTAATGTCGTTTGCGTCCAATCGTTCAAAACGCGTTTCGCGGCGACTGGCACGAGCTGCTGTGCGCGCTCGCCGATCAAGCGCACTACTTGTGCGCGCGTCTCGTTGTCCAGGCGTTTTGAAGAAAGAATTTGTGCGACCTGCTCGCCAAGTTGTCGGTCTCCCTTCAATGCTGCTTCCACGTCCTGGCGGATTGCGGCGCTCAATCTTGCTTGTAGTGGGGCAGCATGCTGGGTCCCTACACCTGATGCCTTGTTGTCTCGGCCCAAATTGGGCAAGGCATGCACCAGTGTTCTTTCGATGGACGCGCCCACGCTGCGATCGAGATCTTCGTTGGCGGCTTTTTCAAACGCAGCATACGCCGCCACATGCCCGTCAACTGCTGAGGCGTTGCCGGGTAGCGGCGAGATGTGTCGCGTAGCCGCGGTTGGCGCAGCCGGCGCATCCCTGTAGCTCACCCCTTCAGGGGTGAGGCTTTTCCGATCCGCCATTGCCGGCGTCTCAATCGAAGAAACACCCTCAGGTCTGAAGGCCTGAGCTACAGTGTTGCTGGTCGCTACAGTTTTGCCGCTGGGGCCATGTCCCGCTTCTTCGAGCGCTCGCAGGCCTGCGAAGACCATCTCGCGGAACGCGGCAGGATCTTCGCGCATCATCATCGCGGCGAGTTGCGCACGCGATGCGCTGGCTTGCTCGGGAGAGCTGCCCACTGTGCCAAAATACGCGCGATCGATGTCGTCTAGCGTGCGCGCTCGCTCCGCGGCGGTGCGCGCTTGATTGACGCCGCCGGGATACAATTCTTTCAGCGCGCGCGCATCTTCGGGAGTCGCAAACGCCGCGCGATAATCCGCCGCTTCCTTCCTCGCCTGCACGATGCCATTCCAGAGATCCTTTGCTTCTCCGCCCGTCCACGGATCTTTCATTTGCGCCGCGAGCCAGGGGGGTGGCTCTTGTAACACCGGCACTCCTGCCTGTGCGATTTGCTGCGTGTTGTTGATTGGGCGTGGTGATGCTGCGATGCTGTTCGGATCTGTTGCGGATGCTGTACGGGCGGCGTCCCCGCGCCGGTCCGGAACAGCCAGGAGTGGCTGTTCTACTGGCGCCGCCTCTGCCGCTTCCGGCTCAATCTCCAAGATCTGCTCGTCAGTGAGCGCAAACAGCTCGTGCAGCGTGCTCTGGCCATTTGTGGGAGCCGCTGCGTTTTGCGAAACCTGTTGACCCGTTTGCATTAGGCCTTACCCTTCTGCGCCGGCTGCGATTGCTGCTGCGGCTGGGCTAACGCCGCTTGGCTCATCGCGCGAAGATGCGCTTCGGCGTGCGCGCGGACGTTGGCGAAGCCGGCCGGATTGGTCATGTGCGCGGCTTGCCCTGCTTCGGAATTCGCCCAGCGCTTGCACTCCTCGAACTCCACGGCGTGGTCGTCGAGCAGTTGATCCACGGGAACCGACGGCAGCACGAGAGCCGGCGCCTGGTGACTCGTGCCTGGTGATTCGTTCTCCGCGCCGGAGCCAGTCGCGGTTTCATCCGCAGCTTTTGTTCGTAGGGGCGCAGCATGCTGCGCCCCTAGAGGCGAGGCTGCAGAAGAGGAGTGCGATGCGACAGGTAACTGCACGACAATCGGGACGCTGGAGAGCAGCAACTGGATCTCGCGTAGTTGTTTGTTGCGCGAATCTTCGCCTGGGATCACCATCTCCGCGAGGCCCAGTACATTTTTGATATAGCCGAGATTCGCCGGCTCGGTCAGCGCGCGCTGAAGCACTGGATCGTTGATGCCGAATAATTGCTGCAGGACGCCGCGCTGCTGCGACTTCAACCGCGGAAACGTTTCGTCGGCTTCAGGATGCACGGCGATATTGCCCTTCAGGTCCACGGTGCGAATCGTGCGCGCGTCGAGCACGCCATCGGGCCCGAGCAGTGGCAGCTCAACGTCTTCCGGCCGATTCTTGCGGAAGCAATCCACGGCCAACAGCAGCACGTCCGCATAAAATTGTTTTGTGCGACGCCACACCAGGCCGAGGCGGCCCATGGCTTGGTCGCGTGCCAGCGCGTAGCCGGAAGCGGTTTTCACGTCCTCCATGTTCCCGCCGAAAATCGCGGGAAAAAGCCCGGTGAGGAATTGCGCGACGGGTCCGATCAAATCCTGCTGATGGCGAATCATGTCCGGAGGAACTTGCGCCGGCGCAGGCTGGAAGAAACCCGCCGCGAGCGGCTGCCCCGGGCGAGCACGCGCCGGAAAATGCGCCGCGGGCTCCGCGACCTGATTCGCGAGGGCATCGAAATCCAGCACTTGCGGATCGGCGTAAATCGGCGGAATGCCGTACTCGTACGTTTCCGCCTGCATGTTGGAGAGAACGTTGTAGCGCTCCTGCACCTGTACCAGCGAATCGCCGACGCTCGGACGGTTTTGCCCGTCGCCGGGAAGGGCGTGCAGCACGCGCCAGTGATCGTCCATGGACTCGTTGCGTGATTCGCAGTACACATCGCCGGCAAAACCGACGTAGCAGCCGTCGGGAAAGAGCGCCAGCAGTTCGCTGCGCACGGCTGTATCTTCGATTCCGTAGAAGGCCCAGGGCCGCAGCCAGGTGCGGTCGAAGGTGATCAAGTTCATCAGCGCGTCGCCGGGATGAATTGATGGCAGACCCTGTTCGACGCTCAGCCGCGAAACGCGCGCGTAGACGTCGTCCGGTCCTTGCGACGGCGCCGCTTCAATTTTGTTTGCGACGTGCGGATACGCGGCCTTCAATTTCGCGCGATGCACTTCCGCCTGCCATTGCAGATACGGATATTCGTGCATTTCGTTGGCCCACACGGGCGTGTTCAATTCCAGCCCGCCAGCGATGGAAATGACTTCCTGCCCGTTCGGAACGCGCCGCGAGCCCACAATGCGCGGCACTGTCACGCGCTCGGCCTTGCGCAGATTTTCTTCCCGGAGCTCAGCGCCGCACCCCTGGCAGTTGATTGCTTGTAGTGGCGCAGCATGCTGCGCCACTACAACTGCAGGTTCATTCGCATCCTCCGGTATTCCATCGTCCATTTTCGGTTGTGCAGTTTCCTTTCCGCATTCCGGGCAGACGTACGTATCCTCGCCAAGCGGAATCTCCAGAGCTGCGAGGACGGTTTCCTCATGGAAACCGAAACGCTGGCCGTCAGCGACATACCGCACGTACGCGCCTAGTTTCCCATCGGTCCAAAGGAAATAACCGATCGAAGTGAGCAATTGCTCGACGTGATTGTTCTGTTCGACGAGCTCGGCAACGTCGCTGGCGGCGCGCGCCGCGGCGATGTCCTGGAGCGATTGCGACGATTTCGGGTAGAACCTCACGCTGGGCACGTCTTGGGAAAGTACCGCGATGAACGACAGCCCGAATCCCTGATAGAAATTCGTGACGAACTGATAGCGCGGCATCTCCTCGAGCTCGCGGTCGTCGCTGGAGCGGTTCTCGTACGGCAAATGCCAATTCATATCGTTGGGATTCCACCAGGCATATTGCAAGCCTTGCCAGAACAGCCGCGCCTGGCGAATCCGCCGGATTTCGTGCCGTCGCGCCGCGATGCCTTCCTGGCGGTATTGCCGCACCAGCTCGCGCAGCGCGTGCACCAGCTCCGGCTTCACGTCTTCGAGGCGTTCGTTGTTCGGGCCGAAATCGATCGCCGCATCGCTCGTCGTGTTGCCTCCCGGCGCAGTGCTGTAGCTCGCCCCTTCAGGGGTGAGGTTTTTTCCCGCCGCCGCGACCTTAACCGATGAATATTCCTCCGGCCTGAGTTCCCGAACGACCGCGCCGGCGGCTACATTTCCATCCGCCGGGGCAATCGAGCCCGGAGGCCCACTCCAACTCTCAGCTGCGCGGTACGGGTCCATTCAGCCTCTCAAACGCGTTCTCGTCAGAATTTAAAGCCGTACTACGATTGGATTCCGTCTCGCGCCACGCCTGGATTTGGTGCCACGACCGCTTTCGCAATCGCGGCAACGGCTGCGCTTGCGGCGCCTCCGGAAAATCCACGGGCGGAAACCCCGCCGTGCCCAGCAGCGAATTCATCAGCGCGCGATTCTCAGCCCGCAGCCGTGCCACATCCGCCTCCAGCAGGCCGATATATTTCGTCTGTAGAATTTTCTGCAACCAATTCAACATGCGGCACCAGGAGCACAGGATTCATCCTGTGCGCGTTCGCGTTTTCGGGCTCGGTGTTGGCACAGACTCAAGTCTGTGCTACCAGCGACGTCGCGGAATGGGCTTCGGGCGAAAGAATTTCTTTGCCTCGGCCTCCAGGCGCTGATAGTGAATCGCGCGCGAACTCGGATCCTTGGCGCTGACTTGCCGCGCAATCTGCTCGTCCAATGGCATGCCCGTCACAAAGTGTGCTCCGCTCCCTGCGCGATTTAGGGGCGGGGGTTGCCCCGCCCTGGACAGCCCGAAGGCAGTCCCAACACCAGCGAGCCTTCCGCCGGAGACCAATCCATAGCGCGCGGCGTCGGCGGCATCATCGCCGTCCACTTTGCGAATATCCTCGACGCGTCGATCGTCGCGCACCAGGAGCGGCAAACAGTCAATCAGCTTCGCGCAATTGTCGGTGATGACCCAGGCGTCGGATTCAAGCATCTGGTACATCAGCTGCCAGCCGCCAATGCGGTCGTCGTCGGCCGGCGTCGGCCGCGGCAAGCCGTTGGTGACTAGCACATCGCCGAGCTGCTCCGCGATGGAGGCCTCCGAGGTGCGATGCGCGAACGCATCCGGTGAAAGAAACACTTCACTGATCGCCTCGCGGCCGCTGCGCTCGGCGATGGCCTGCGCCAGCATGCGCGGCGAAAGCCCGTTCTGCACGAATTCGCGGTAGGTCACAATGCGACAGTTTTCCGTTTTCAGTTCACAGTTGTCAGTAAGAGTGTCTGAATAAGGGCCGTAAACAGTTCTTCCGCCCGCTTTTTGCCGCGGAGCTCTTTCTGTACTGAAAACTGGCGACTGACCACTGTGCACTGGCACCGCGCAATGCCAATACACCGCGCTGGGATGCTGGAATCCCCAGTCCACCGAAATCCAGCGCGGCCACCACGGCTCCAGCTGAATCTCCTCCGGCCGCGCGGTGTGCCGGCCAAAGTCAAAGACGTCAAAGTACTGCCCGGCAAAAACGCTCCAGTCGCCTTCGAGAAACGCGCGGCGCAAGTGCTCCGGCAGGGATTCCAGTGTCTTGCGGTACTCCGCGTCATTGGCGTAGATCGGGTTGTCGTCCAGTCGCGCGCGAATGAAATCGTAGTCGTCGCGATCGTACAGATCGGACCGCTCGAATCCCGGCGGCGGAACGTGATCTACCCATAACGCTTTTACCCAGGCGTGTCCGATGTTTCCTGGGTTCGTGGCGCCGGCCATGTTGCAGGAACTTCCTGGCACGGGGCACCGGTTACGCGACGTCAGAAATTGCCATTGCTTCAGAGTAAAATGTGTCAGCTCATCGATCCCGATGAACAAGAACTCCGCGCCTTGGTATTGATAGACGTCGTTCTCGTTGCGGCAGTAGCCGAATCTTGTGGTCGAGCCGTTCGTCCAGGTAACCAGGTGCTTCGATTCGTTGTAGCTCTTATAGAGCCCGCGGGGCACATCGCGGCGAAAATAGGCCAGCAGCGACGACTCCAACTCCGGGTAGGTGCGGCGGAGTAACAGCGTGTCGCAGCCGTCGAACTTGCATGCTTGGCGAATGGCTTCCCATAGCAGCGCCTTTGTTTTCCCCGGCCCCGCGGCACCGCCGAATAAGCGATACTTCGCCGGTGAATCGCGGAATTGCCTCTGACGTGGAAACGGGCGGTAGTAATCACTAATGAGCAGCACATCTTCCCCTCTTGGTCGTGAGCTGCCCATTCCAACCTCAAGCTATGCGTTTCCCCTACTGCGCGCGCAGCTTTTTTCCGATGTAGAACGCCACGCCTCCGCCAATCAGCGCCGCTGCTGCTGGCCAATGATGCAGGCTTAACACCACGCCCGCCACCACCGCCGCGACACCCGCAATCTGCGTTACTTCCCCGATGAACACGGCTTTTGCATTTGCCATCGCCAGTTCTCCCTCATCCTTTGTTCCGGATTGCGTTCACGTCAGGCTCATCCCAGATCACGGTGGGAACATCTGACACGTTCGCCGCTGCCACCACTTTTCCGAATTTCATGTCGCGCAGACGGTCCAGCTCGGACTTGGCAATTTTCTCGTCAGTTGATTGCACCAATCGCACGCTCGCTGCCACCAGGTCCACGCGCTCGGCCACCGCGCTCACGTAGGCACCGGCATCCTGCATCGCTTCATAGTCGGTCGGACCGGGGAGACGCACTTGCTGTAACTTCGCGTCGGATGCCCCAGCATTTCTTCCCGTCGGATGGGGCGGCGCCGGGTCAGCGCACGCCTCGCGGGCCGTGCCTGCCGCAGAGGCAGAGCTTGCGGCAATCT